TTCACACCTCTAATGGGGGTTGGGGAAGATCTCTCCTTCTGTTGGAGAGCAAGACAAGCTGGTTACAAACTTTATTTAGATCCAAGCATATCGCTTGGTCATGTTGGTAACTTCGTGTTTAACGAAGAATTTTATAGATCATATAGTGAGGCTCAAAATGGCACTTCTTGACGATACAAAGTTAGCCATGCGTATATCGACAAAGGCTTACGATGGTGAGATACTCCGACTCTTGAACGCATCTGTTGGAGATATTGGAATAGTAGGAGTAACTGTTACAACAAACACAATTACTTCGGATACCACTATTGATGATCCTTTGCTTGTCCAAGCCATGATAACTTATGCGAGATTGCACTTCGGAACACCTGAAGATACGGATTACCTATCCAAGTCTTACGATGAACAGAAGGCACAACTCATTTCTAATAGGGATTATGGTTTGGCATCTTATGTCGAGGTGTAACCATGATTCGTGCAACTACGATAACACTACTTAAAGAAAGACCTCACGGAGTATTTGATCCGAGACTTCCTTTTGAGAAAGAAGTGTTCGCAGAGATCAGAAGTGTTAAGATGACGGAGTTTTACACGGCATTGAATGACGGCATCCAGCCTGAATACATTTTCCATCTCACCGATTATGCCGATTATGACGGAGAAAAGATAATCGTATACGATGGGAAACTTTACGATGTTGTGAGAACTTATACTCCTGTCGATGGGCAGACCATAGACATTACTGTGAAGTTAAGGGAGATCAACGCATGAAAATGGCAGATTTGGGAGAAGGATTGAACTCCTTAAAACCAACTTTAAAGTTTGCACATTTTGCGTGGTCATCAGCTCCTTCAGGTGACTATGGTGTTTACGCAGAGGACGATAAACCGCAATTTGAAGGGGATAACAGAAACCTTGAATTTCTTACTCATGGTTATGTAAACCTTTTCACAAGGGATGATTCAGGTGCTACGCAAGAGATGGTTGAGAATTATTTTCAATCACTCCAAGAGACAGAGGTGTTTGCGTGGCAAGTGAACACGATCCAATATGAAAACTTCTCCAAATTCATTCATGTTGAGTGGGAAGTGGAGTTTGCATAATGGCCTACAAAGTTGAGTTTAAAGACTTTGAACGAGTAGAGAAGTTATTGGATACCTACGCAAAGAAATCGACTTCAATCGCCAAACAAATGGTTTACGTTGGAGCTGGTGATATTGCGGATGCCGTGAGAGCAAGTCTACAAAGCAAACTTTCCGATAAGGCAACAGGCTCATTGTTAGACGGACTTGATACAACACCTATCAAAGTCAACGGATCTGTTGTAGGGAACTATGTGAGATTTGACGGATATGATAACAAAGGCACTCCAAGAGCATTGATAGCTGCGGTTTTAGAGTCAGGCAGAAGTGACCAACCGAACAGAGAGGCAACTCACTTTTTCAGTAATGCGGTTAGAGCAACAAGAGGTAAGGCTCTTAACGATATGACCGCCAAATTCGATGAGATAGTCGAAAAAATCAGTAAATCAGGAGATTAAACAATGGCTTATGTAACAACAGGATTTTCTCTTCCTTATGTTGCGTTATATACCAATCCGAGCGGAACAAACGTATTCGCAAGTGGTATGAAACTTGCGAGAGGTGTTTCCGTAACTGTTGAGGCAGATACAGTTGATGATAACAACTTCTATGCCGACAATATCCTTGCCGAAACCGAGAATGGTGCGGTAAGCGGCGGAACGATCACTCTCACAGTTGACGGACTTGCACCGACCGCAAGAAGGCTCATCTACGGACTTCCAGCTGCGAACACATCCACAGGATGGGTATCCGTAGGTGACGAGGCAACACATCCGTACTGTGCGGTGGGATTCATTCGTAGAACAATGAATAGCGGAACAACTAACTATTGGGCGGTTGTGTTCCCCAAATGCAAGTTTGCCTTCAATGGTGAAGATGCAGCTACACAGGAAGAGCAGATAGATTGGCAGACCACGGAACTTGAGGCCACATTCATGAGAGACGATACCACTAACCATAATTGGAAGTATGTCAATGATACGGCCTTCACAACCGAGGCACTTGCAGAGGC